GTATTTGCACCACCAACCATAAGACAGTATCCACGCTCCAGACCGTAAACACCACCAGAAGTACCACAGTCAATATACGAGATGCCAAGTTTAGCAAGCCGTTCTGCCCTGCGTCTAGAGTCCTTAAAATTGGAATTGCCATGATCAATAATAATATCGCCTTCCACACAAAGTGGTAATAGCTCATTGAGTGTGTCCTCTACTGTTTCTGCTGGTACAACCATCATGAAGATACCAGGAGTGTTTACGTAAACCGTCTCTCCCGATTTATCACCATAAATTGATTGTGTTTGATGTGTTACTTGAACAAGGCTTTCCAGAGAAGTGGCATATCCACTGATATAACCCGCTTCATATTGTTCATTTGCTTTTTTAATGTTGTTACGATATCCATATACCTCATGTCCTGCTGCAATAAGACGGCGGGACATTCCTTCGCCCATCCGTCCCAATCCGATCATTCCTACCTTCATCCTTTAACCTCTTTTTGAAAATATTCAGGGAGTGGACATCCCTTAAAATCGTTTATCTCATCCACCGCTAAGACAAACATAGTACAAAAACCGACGCAGAAAGCAAAGAGCATTTGTGGGAAGTTATAATTTCCCATGTAAGCAGTAGGATCAGGTTCGTCATCATGCGGGTGCATGTGTTTTGCGATCCGTTCTACTTCCTTTTTTCTTTCCTCCTCGGTTTTCTTTTTCATGTTAACCTCGGTATCTACCTGGCCATGTTAACTGCATTCCAGCAATCAGCAACGCAATGTAAGCAAATACAAACAGGGTGGTCATTTGATTAACTCAATTGCACTATGTAGTTCTCTGGAATGCTCCAGTTCGTCGTTCAAAATTTCTAAGATCTTTTCATCTGGACCATTGTTAGCAAGGAATTTTGCATAGGTCGTAGCAGCATGAACCTCTACTTCATACGACAAATGGTATGCAGACTTAGGAGCCACCCAGTAATAAACCACA